AACGTCTACGTCTTGGACATCGACAGATTCAGGACTGACAGAATATCTGATTACTTCGAGAACATACTCCACATGTCAAACAAGTGGTCATTCAGAAAGCTCAGAGCAGAAACAACAGTCGCACAAATGGCAATCGTTAAGCAACTCAAAGAGCTTATCAAACAACACGGACTAGCTATAAGCATTGACGAGTATAGACCTAACAAAAGCCAAGGTAACAAACAAGAACGTATAGCTTCGATACTTGAACCACGTTATGATAACATGAGTATCTGGCACTACAGAGGTGGTAACACTCAATTATTAGAAGAAGAGTTGTCATCAAGAAACCCTGCTCACGATGACATAATTGACGCTTTAGCTTCTGTCGTGGATATGGCAATCAAGCCAGCCAGAGTAATAAGAAGATCAAGTGGGAGTAATATAGTGTGGGCTAACAATAAATTTAGAGGTGGTCGATAATGGCTGGCGAAACTATTGACTTAGAATACATAATAAGCCCAGACAATATGGCTGTTCAAATCGCAGAACAGTGGCGTGAATGGTCTGTAAAAAGAAGTGAGAAAGTAGAAGAGTGGAAAGAGTTACGTAATTACTTGTACGCAACAGATACACGTACAACTAAGAACGCTATGCTACCTTGGTCAAACAGTACGACTACACCAAAGCTTACTCAAATCATGGACAATCTCCATGCTAACTACTTTGCTACATTGTTTCCACAAAACATTTGGTTTAGATTTGAGGCTAAGTCAAGTGATGATAATGTAAAGGTAAAGAGAGAAGCTGTTCAGTCTTATATGGAAAATAAGATCAAGCAGTCTAACTTTGTTAATACAGCCTCAGACCTTTTGTATGATTACATTCAGTACGGTAATTGTTTTGCCACAGTTACATGGGAAGAAAACTATCAAGAAAAAGAGGATGAAAACCTAGTAGTAAACTACATAGGACCAAGGGTTGTAAGAATATCACCGTTTGATATTTGTTTTAATCCTACAGCTTCTACTTTTCAAAAGTCACCTAAGATTATACGATCAATAAAAACCTTGGGTGAGATAAAGAAAATGATCGAAGAAGACCCGACTAAAGAGTATATGAAAGGGGTCTTTGATAAGATGATGGGTGCTAGAGCAGCAGTCAAAAGTTCTGAAACTCAACACAAAGCTGATGGTTTTATTGCTGATGGTTTTACATCTATAGAGCAATACTACGAATCAAACTATGTAGAGGTCTTAACTTTTTACGGTGACTTCTATGATGAAGACAAGGATAAGCTTCACGAAGATAGAATTATTACTATAGTTGATAGAGCTTATGTTTTAGCCAACGAGGAAAACCCAAGTTACTTAGGTCACTCCCCGATCTATCACGCAGGGTGGAGACCAAGACCAGACAACCTATACGCTATGGGTCCACTTGACAATCTTGTCGGTATGCAGTATCGTATAGATCACCTAGAAAACCTCAAGGCTGATGTCTTTGATCAGATAGCCTACCCAATACTAAAGATCAGAGGTGACGTAGAGGACTTTGACTTCTCACCAGCCACACGTATTTACATGGGTGAAGAAGGTGATGTAGGTTACTTAGCCCCTGACACTACAGCACTAAACGCTGACTTTCAGATACAAGCTCTAGAAAACAAAATGGAAGAAATGGCTGGTGCACCTAGGCAAGCTATGGGTATCAGAACAGCAGGTGAGAAGACAGCCTTTGAAGTTCAGACATTACAAAATGCAGCCTCAAGAATATTTGAACACAAGACTGCACACTTTGAAAGAGTATTCTTAGAGCCTATACTAAACGCAATGTTTGAAGTATCACGAAGAAGAATGAATGTCTCTGATACAATAAGAGTGTTCGATACACCAACCAACGCTGTAATATTTAGAACAATAACTAAGGATGACATAACTGCCTCTGGTAAAATAGTTCCTGTTGGTGCTAGACACTTTGCTGAAAGAGCTAGGAGAGTACAGAGTTTAACACAACTTTACCAGATCAAACTATCTGACCCAACTGTAGCTGCACATATGTCAGGTAAAGAGTTTGCTAGAATACTAGCAGAAGAGTTGGGTGAACCTACACTGTTCTCAGAAAATATAATGGTTCAAGAACAACTAGAAACTCAGCAAGAAGTACAAGAAGCTGAAATGCAAAATGAAGAAATGTTAGTACAAAAACAGGAGCTAGGAATGTAATGCCGTACAAAAAAGGTAAAGTTATGGAATACAAAAACACAACCAAGAAGAAAAAAGATAAAAAGAAAAAATCAAAGAAGTCTATGAAAAAATAATGAAAACTGCTTGGTATAGAAAATGCACAACACAAGAAGAAAAAGATAAAGTTAAACAAACTCTTTTGTCTAACTCAGAAAGTCTTTTACTTCTAGAAGAAATTCTCGAGTCTATGCTTGAGGAGAGACCGACTATGGCTGACTATAACAGTCCTGCTTGGTCACATAAAATGGCTGATCGTATCGGCTACAACAGAGCACTAACCCAAGTGCTTGATCTTATTAACCTAGATAAGGGATGAAACTATGGTATTTACTGATAACACTGCAACCACACAGGATAATCAGAACAACGAGAATCAAGAACAAGCAACCCCTGTACAGGAATCTTTTCTTGACAAACTCGTACAGGCAAAAGGGGAGAACTGGCGTGACCCTGAAACTCTTGCCAAAGGTAAACTTGAAGCAGATGGCTACATAAAAAATCTTGAAGATCAGTTAGCTAGTATGCGAGAGGATATGAAGAAGCAAGATTATCAGAGCGAAATTTTAACCCAACTTCAGAATAAGGCTACTGAAACTAGTGCAGTAAACCCTGAAGTGCCAAATGATAACACTAGCGTTAACACACAGAACACCACTGGGGTTGTTAACGAGGAAGACCTGAAGAGCCTTGTAGAAAAAACACTCAATCAACGAGAGTTGCAAGCCAAAGTGCAGACCAACTTAGAACTCGTTGACAAAGAGCTAGAGGGAAGCTTTGGCACTGAAGCCAAGGCTCAAATCGAAAAGAAAGCAACAGAGCTTGGTATGTCAATAGATCGTTTACGAGAGATTGCTGCTGAGTCACCTAATGCGTTCTTTGCTCTTATAGGTGAGAACAAACGTCCTGTTGACCCTATGGTCAGTGGTTCTGTTCGAACTGAGGGTGTTTCAATGCAACCCTCTACGGAGCGTAATTTCGATTACTATCAAAAACTACGTAGAGAAAATCGTAACTTGTACTATTCCGCTAAGACGCAGCAACAAATGTTTGAGGATAAAGCTCGACTTGGCGATAAGTTTGGTGCATAATTAAGGGAACTTAGACATGGCAATGACCACATCTAATACCTCGTTCCTGCAACGTGCTCAGGTCTACTCATCAGAATTAAAAGACATTCTGCGTGAAGAGATGATGGCACAACGATATGTGCGTATGCTTGATGGTTTTCCTGATGGAAACACTTTCAACATCCCATCTATCGGTCAGGCACAGGTAGACAACTACACTGAGGACAGTGCCGTTACTTACCGTCCATTAGACACAGGTAACTTCACATTCACAGTGGATAAGTATCTTTCATCAGCTACTTATATGACTAAAAAAGCAGAGCAAGACACATTCTATTCTTCAGAATTAATGTCACGCTTTGTACCTGAACAAGAACGTGCAATCATGGAACACTTCGAGACAACAACTCTCGCTGCTCCTGAATCTGGCGTATCAGCTAACTCTAACGAAGCAATCAACGGTATCTCAATGCGTGTTGGTTCTACTCAGACTGATGAAGTCATGGGTTTGAAAGAGTTTGCTTATGCACGTTACGCTCTGAAAAAACAGAACGTTCCAGACAGCAACTTGGTAGCCATCGTTGATCCGTCTGTTGAGTACACACTTAACACACTGAGCAACATCGTAAACGTGTCAAACAACCCACGTTTCGAAGGACTAGTTCGTGACGGTATAGCAACTGGTATGCGTTTCATTGCAAACGTATATGGGTTTGATGTATACTGCTCAAACTTCCTACCAGACGCAACCGACAACGCACTTGCAGACCTTGCAGGAACAAACCAAGACTACTCATCTACCAATGGTAAAGTCAACTTGTTCTTCTCAGCAGACCAGTCTGTAAACCCATTCGTTGGTGCGTTCCGTCAACAACCTCAAGTGGACTACGACTACAACAAAGACTTCCAACGTCATGAGTTTGTAACAACTGCTCGTTACGGTGTCAAGTTGTATCGTCCTGAAAACATGGTTCGTGTTATCACGAAACCAACAGTAGCGTAAGGAGGTAGACTAATGAGTTATGTAAACGCAGACGGTCTAGAGATTCTTACCGCAGGTGAACAGGGAACTGCTGCAAAGCGTGGTACTTCTCTTTCAAGTCAAAAGAAAGCATTAGTGATGACAATCACAGGAACAGAAGTTCCTTCATCTGTGGCAACTCCACAGGATCACGATGCTTTCATCCCAGCAGGTTCGTACATCACTGGTGCTCACCTTATTGTCACAACAGCTTTCACCTCAGGTGGTTCAGCTACATTGACAGTAGGTACTTACCAGCAAGATGGTACTGTCGTAGATGCTGATGGCATTGACGCAACTGTTGCTTTGGCTGCTCTTGCAGCTAACAAAGCAGTAGCTTGTGACGGTGCAGCAGTAGGCGGTACAGCAACTGTTGGAGCTAACGATGTGTACATCGAAGCTATCTATGGCACAGCAGCATTTACTGCTGGTGAAGCCAAGTTGGTTATCGAATACATCGAGCCTTAAAAGCTTTGGGTGTTCCTTCGGGAGCACCCTTCCTTCCCTCTTTATTGGATAGTACCAAATGAAAAGCACTCTTCTACAAGTAGTACAATCTATTTTATCTGACATGGATTCAGAAAATGTAAATAGTATTTCTGACACAACTGAAGCTTTACAAGTAGCATCGGTAGTAGAAGATACTTACTTTAATATAATTGCAGCAAGAAACATTCCAGAACATAACAAGCTGATACAGTTAGTTTCTTTAGGTAGTTCCGCAAGACCTACACACTTTACCTACCCTGCAAGAACAAAAGAATTAATTCGTATTGACTACAATATAGGAACAGCATCTAGTCAAGACTATAGAGAAATAGTTTACGTAGACCCTCTAACTTTTTTAGACAGGATGGATGAGACTAATTTAAAAGTAACGTCTGTTGATCAATCTGTAGAACTTTTTGTAGCAAACGATAAGGAACCCTCATACTACACGTCATTTAATGATAATCATATTATAATGGACGCTTATGATGCTTCAAAAGAAACTAATCTAACTGCTGCTAAAACTAGAGCATTATGTTCTATTTACCCAACCTTCAGTCAAACAGATAGTTTTGAAATAGACCTAGACCAAACACTAATGCCTTTACTTTTAGCTGAGTCTAAGTCAGCTTCCATGAGTCTTTTCAAAGGTGGCTCTGATCCTAAGATTGAACAGGCTGCACGTAGGTTAAAGTCTTATGTACAGAACGATCAATACAAAAGCAGACAGGGTGCTAGAAATAACTACGGAAGAACCTAATGATAGACATAGAGACTGATACAGTAAACCAACACTGTGTTATAAAGTCTGACAAAATGGTGTCAGCAATTTACGTAAGTAAAGAAGAAAGTGGATACAGTTTTTTTAGAGTAAGTTTTGAAAAAGGTACAGTTCCAAAAGAATTATCTGGCAGATACTCTAGCTTACAAAAAGGTAAAGAAGCTGTAGAGCAATACCTTAGAGACAAGGTAAAGACCAAAACTGTTCAGCGTAACGAGTACGCAGACCAACGTGAGAAAGAACGTAATGGCTCAAAGTATAAGTCAGAAAGCAGTAAATAATTTTGTAAAAGGTCTAATCACAGAAGCTTCTGAACTTACGTTTCCTGAGGGTGCTTCTGTAGATGAGTCCAACTGTGACCTACGTAGGGATGGCACTAGACGTAGAAGACTAAACGTAGAGTACGAAAGCTCAAATGTATTGTCTTCCTTTACTCTAAGCAACTCAGAAGTTGTTGCTACAGGTGAGTGGACAAACGCAGGTGGTGACGCAAATAGAGACTTGCTTGTTTTACAAAAGGGTTCTACACTTTACTTCTATAATAAAGCAAGCACTCCTTACTCAAATCAACTAGTTACTTCTTTATCTTTGAGTTCTTTCTCTGCTGGAACTGGTGCTTTAACTACTACAGCTTGTCAGTTTACTACTATAAAAGGTATGTTAGTAGTAACCTCTGAAGCTATGAATACAATAAGAGTAGTATACAACAGCAACAATACTGTAACTGCAACAGCTATAACTTTTGAAGTAAGAGACTTTGAGTGGCAGGGTTATGAAGCTGCAGGAGATGAGTACTTTGTTGAAAAAAGTATACTTAATAATTCCCCAGCACTTGCTGCTAATGGCCCTAGACTTTATGATGCTTACAACTCAGGCTGGGGTTCGATAAATAACGGTATTGCAACAATACTATCTGGTCAAGATGCCTTTTTAACTCACATCAATCAAAGTGGTAATGTTCTACAACCACCTTTAACACACCCTTGGTTTTCAGGTAAAGACTCTAGTAATGTACAAAGCAGAGCAGAGTTTCTTAAAATAGACGCTGGTAAAACTTTAACTGCAAACGGTAGGTTTGTTCTAAACTTTTTTAACAAACAAAGAACAGCAGCGTACAACACAGAACCTAATAAACTTTACACAATGAACGGAGTATCTGACGAAACAGAATCTTCTAGGTTTCAAGCTTGTGAAACATTTTCAGGTAGAGTTTTTTACGCTGGACTAAAAAGTTCTAAGAACTCAGGTACTATATTATTTTCTAGAATTGTAGAGGATGCTAATGAGTTAGGTGAATGTCATCAACGTAATGACCCCACATCAGAAAATTTATCTGACTTACTAGACAATGACGGTGGTGTCATAGAAATACCAGACGCTTACAACATTCAAAAGCTATACTCTTTTCAAGGTGCTCTGTTTGTTTTTGCTGAAAATGGTATATGGCAGATAGCAGGTGTTGATGGTGTTTTTAGAGCTACAGAGTACTCAGTAAATCAAGTAAGTAAAGTAGGTATTCTTCATCAGGGTACTTTTGTTCAAGCAGACGGTGTTCCTTTCTGGTGGTCAAAGTACGGTATACACACACTACAGGCTGATACTGTAACAGGACAAAGTTCTCAACAAAACATAACAATACCTACTATACAAACATTTTGGAACGAAATAACTGACGCTCAAAAAGCTAAGGTTATAGCTTGTTATGACAATATAAATAAAAGATTGTATTGGGGCTACCCTAACGCAGGTGAAAGTGTAGCTTCTAAAATAAATAACTTCTTAATACTAGATATACCTCTTCAGGCTTTCTTTCCTTGGAAAATATCTGATGAGTCTTCTAGCACTGACGCTATAGTAGGTCTAGCTTACTACGATACATATGCACAAGCAGAAGGTGATCCATCCATTGTACTAATTTGCAGGGATGGGGCCACAAATAAAATTACTATGGGTCACTTTAGTGGTGTAGCCTTTCTAGATTGGGGTAGTGCAAACTACACATCTTTTGCTGAAACAGGATACGATTTTATAGGGGATGCTGTTCTGAAAAAGAACGCACCCTTTATTGTTACTTACGCTAGAGTTACAGAGACAGGATTTACAGGTAATGAAACTGATGGCTACACTGCTGTAAGACCTTCTGGTTTGACTGTTGCAGCCGCTTGGGATTTTAGAGAAGACTTTCAAACAGCACAAGAAGTTTACAGATTGAAGTATCCTTTACTTCCTAACAGTAGTAACTTAAATGATTTCAACTATCCTGATGATGTCATAACATCAAGGATAAAAATACGTGGACATGGACGATCCATGAGAATTAGATATGAAAGTGTACAGGGTAAAGACTTTATACTCCTAGGTTGGGGTATGCTACAAGGAAGGAACCCTAGGTATTGATACAATCAAAAAACCTTTTTGGAATAAAAGGTAAAAATTTTGATGTCAGAATAGAGTATAACGAAGATTACGTAATTGTTCACTTACCTAAAGTAGAAGTCTTTAATAAAAGCTCTTTTCTAGAAATGAAAAAATTGTTGGAAGATTGGTTAGATTTCTTTAAAACTTTAGGTAAAGAAAACATTTTTGCAGCAGTAGAAATAGGAAGTAAAGAAAACAAATTAGCTAGTATGTTAAATTTTAAATACGCAGGACGTTCTGAAAATATGAACGTATATATTTACGGAGAGTAAAATGCCTCAAGCAATACCAGTCATAACAGCAGTAGCAACTGTTGGTGCAGCAGCTTATAGTGTTAGTGAACAAAGAAAAGGAACAAGAGCAAGACAAGAGATTTCTAGAAGACAGCAAAGACAACAAGCTTTAAAAGCTGCCAGAGCAAGAAGGATGCAATTTAGAGAACTACAAAGAAAAAGAGCTACAGCACAAGCATCTCAAGCTGCTCTAGGTTTAAGTGGAAGCTCTGGTGCTGCAGGTGGTTTAGCTAGTTTGACTTCTCAATACGGAGCTAACTTAGGGTACAGTTCTGCTATGACAAATTTATCAAGAGAGATAACTGACTTTTCTTCTATTTCTCAAACTGCTATGGCTAATGCTCAAACAGGAATGGCAGTTTCAGGGTTAGGTTTAGCAGCTTTTGATAGAAGGCAACAACTTCAATCTTTATTTAGCTAGGGTATAACTAGTGATAACATTCTTAAATCAAGTATCTAGCGGAATTACTTTCCTAGGTGATGACAAAAAACCTGTAGTCAAAGAAGAGCAGGATGCACGTTCACCTTCTGTAGAAAGAAGAGAGTTAGCTGTCATCGGTGCTACAGGTAAAACTATAGAAGCATCAGACAACATACCTGCTGAGATAGCTAATAAAGTAAATCAGAACCTATCTACTACAGTTAACAACTACACTCAGGAAGCTACTGATGTAGAGATGGCGGTAGAACAGCTAGAAGATCAGGCCAAGAAAGGTGCTGATCTAATGAGTATAACTGATTACTTTGATAATAGCTTTCATGCTATGGACAACCCTTACTTTACAAGCGCAGAAAACCTAGCGTCTATAAAGTACCAAATGACTGTAGAAAAGATAACTGACGCTATACAGATCAGGACTGCTGACACAACTGCAGGTTCAGTAATCAACTGGTTAGACAGGTATTTACTAAGGCAACTACCTATAGGTGCTTGGGAAGACTTTACACTAAAAAGAAAAACTGTATCTGAAGAATTTGCTAGGGCTATCTCAGGTGATATGTCAGTCAAGGACTTCGAGAAATTCCTAGATGCAAGAGTAGATGAGTATCTAGAGCAAGGTTTTTTCTTTGGTGAAAACCCTGAAGCTCTTAAAGACTTACTAAATACAATAGAAAAGTTTGGAACTGATGACGGACTAGACGATGCTCTTATAGGTGCTGTAGATTTACTACCCTTTGTTGGTCTAGGTGCTAACATAGTAGGTAAGACAGCTAAGGGTGCTAAACAAATTAATCAGGCGAGAAGAATATCTAGAACTCTAAACAGAATATCTAGATCACCAACACCAGCTACTAGAGCAGGTGCTATAAATGGACCTGATGCAGCTACTGAAGTGGCAGAAAACATAGCTAGAGTTTCAGATGAGCCAGAGAACCTAGCAAACATGGGGCCAAGCTTAACTGATCCAGTAGGTGATAACGCTCCTGTAAGACCTTTGGGTTCAGCAGCTTCATTTAATCACACTGCTCAACAACTTACAGACGAGACATTTGCTTACCTAAGAAGAGCAGTAGGTGACATCTATGACGATGAACTTGTGACTAACTATCTAGCCACCAGAGTAGCAAGTTTGTCTGAAAGCTTGAACAGAGGTGTCATAGACATTAAGTTAGACCCCAACACAGAAAAACTAACAGTACTACTAGGACACCCTAGAACTGGTAGAGCTATGACAAGGGAAGCAGCAGAGCGACACGCAGAGGACTTTCCTGAGGCTACAGTAGTTGCTATCAATGAAGACGTAGGAGCTTACGCTATACAGGTAGATGAAGTTATCAAGATGGATGACTTTATAAAGACTGACAAGTATGCACAGTTACATAAAGTAGAGGGTGTGACTGGTAAGATATTTAGAAAGATATTTCAAAGATTACCTACATCAGGTTCACACTTGATAGACAATGCTGATGCTACAAACTTAGCTTATCGCTCTGAGAGTGCTGCTGTAAGACTTAATCAGCTAAACGCACCAATGATTAAGAAAATAAACAGTATGTCTGCTAGGGAACTAGACGATGTAGGGGATATACTTACTAGATTACAGTCTAGAGATGAAGCGTCACACAGAAGATGGTATACTGAAGACGAGTTTGCAGAAAGATGGAGAGCAGACCACCAAGGTAGAGACCCTTCACAAAAGGTTTTAGATGGTTACAAAGCTTTAGTAGACCTGTCAGATCACACCTACCATGTAAGAGCAGTCAGTATGATTAGAAGACTGCACAATAACAACTTCAGAAGAATAACAGTAAACGTAGGTGGTGAAGAAAAGTTCTTAGCAGGTAAAAGATTAGAGAATCTACCTGCAAATGTAACAGAATTTATAGATGCTCAGACAGGTGTAAGATTTACAAGGTCAGAATACGATGGCCCTATAGCTAATGTCTTTGAATTAGATATGGACATAGGTGGTATTACCCATGTAGTTGACACAAGGACAATAAAACCTCTTGAACCCGAAGACGTTTTAGGTTATAATGCAGGTGGAAGCCGAATCAATCCAGAGGCTAGTGACTTTGTAGTCTTCTTGGATGCTGACGGTAAACCACTCAAGGTTGCATTGTCAGCAAGTTCTTCTAAATCTGCTGCTCTTGCTAGAGACCAGATGAACAACATCTACAGTGCTATGAAAACAGGTAACTTGACCAACGCTATTGTAAGAGCAAACAACAAATGGAATCCAAACTTGCAAACAGTAGAAGACTTTGATGGTTTTCTAGCTGATAATGGTCTAAGACTAGACACTGATGACGTACAAATAGTTACAAAAAGAAGAGATGAGAGTGTATTTTCTACAGGAGATGACGCTATAGTTCCAAACGGAACCTCATATACTGAGTTTGGTATGTTTGCTAACAGAAGAAACGACAGACCACTCATGCACTTTGGCGGTACTGTGACTGCAAACGATAATCCTATCAATTCTATCCTAAATCAAGCAAACACAGAGAGTAGAAGACTAGCTTTTTCTAACTACAATGACGCTATACAGGTTTCACTAGGTAAGAAAATCAAAGAAATAGCTGATCCTAATAGTTCTGACGTAGACTACAGAAAATACTACAGAAACGCAGAGCAGTACCTTGGTGATCCTAAGAAAGTCAGTGACCCACTAGTAAGAAAAATATTCGAAAGAAAGAAAATAACAGATTTAAGGCTTGGTGCAGAAGGTTTTGGGGATGCTTTTGCTAATCGCATGGCTCAGGACATGTCAAACCTTATCTACGACACTGCTGGTGTTAAGTTTAACGCAGGTAATCCTGCTCACTTCCTGACTAACTACGGTTTTAAGACAACATTCTTACTTGATCCTTTTCAGTTCTTACTTCAGTCTGCACATTCAATAAATATTGTTGGTATGGCTGGCCTAGATGACGGTATCAAAGGTGCTGTCATGGGTAGGTTTCTTCTTAAGTCTCTAAAATTAGACGGAAGAGAGCTAGACTTGATGGTTGACCGTATGGCTACACAGTTTGGCTATACAACAGATGAAATGAAAGAAATACGTCAACTCTTTATAGACTCTGCAAGGTACGAAATTGATCCAACAAACTTAGTAGAAGGTTACATTGACTCATCTAACTCTGTATCCAGAGGAAGATCAAAGAGAAGTCGTGTTGTAGGTAACTCTGTAGGAAAAGTCTGGGAAAAGACTATGAACTCAGGTATGTTCTTCTTCAACAAAGGAGAGCAAATTTCTAGGGTTACTGGGTTTGGTGCGGCAGTTAGGAAATGGAAGAAAGAAAATCCTGATCTGTCTATTTTGTCACCAGAAGGTCGCTCTTGGGTAACAAACAAAGAGCAAGCCTACACTCTAAACATGACAAACATGAGCAGGGCTGACATACAACAAGGTATACTAAGAGTACCTACACAGTTTTACAGCTATATGTTAAGATCATTTGAGGGTGTGTTCATTGGTAAAGACCTTAGTGATTTTGAAAGAATTAGACTAGCTGCAATGATTGGTCCTTTCTACGGTATGACAGGTATAGGTGCTACATCTTTGACATCCTCTACAGTAGACGCTTTGAACGCTTACTTACCAGATAGCTTTCAAGTAGAAGAAGGGTCTGATGCCTACAGATTAATAAAGAATGGTCCTATAGACGCTATCTTTGCTTGGGCTGATGACACTCTACTAGGTGACGCAGCACCTGAAGTCTCTATAGCAAGCCGTGTATCGTTAGGTGACGGTGTTGTAGATACTTACAGAAACTATCGTGATGCCAATGTGTTTGAAATCATAGGTGGTGCTGGTGGTGGTAAAGCAGGTACAACTTTAGTAGACTTTGCACAAACTCTTGGTGCTATAAAACGTGGTGATGATGTCTTACTAACGGAAAAAACTGTAGAGTTATTTAGAAACTTAAAATTCATAGATAACGCAGCTAAAGCCTACGGTGTTTTTAGACACGGTATCTACACATCCAAGACAGGTGCTAGAGTAGACGCTAACTTCACCAAGATGGACGCTTTGTTTGCTGCCTTAGGTATACCACTAGAGGAAGTACAGCAAGTTTACGACTCAAACGCTGTATACTACAACACTAACAGAACATACAATAAAATATCTAAAGAAATAGGTCCACGTATAGACCTGTTTTGGGATAAGGTAAACGAGGGTGATGCAGAGAGAGCCAAAGAAATACTAGACAGTATACACTTATCTGTCAGTAGGATCAACGGACTACCTGATGAGCTTAGAGATAAGCTAAGAGAACAAGTAATGAACGGTTTCAAGAGCAAGACAACTTGGGAACGTGTCAAACAGCTAAGACGAATGGGTCTTGAAACAGAAGCAGAACAGTTACAAGAAATTACGAGGTAATAATATGGGCGTTTTAAACCCTACACTAGAAAGTCAAGCCGCATTTGAAGCTCCTGTACAAGCTCCAAAAGAATACAATGCGCTTACTGACATAGCTAAACTAGCCACAGGCTTTACCAAATCTTTACCAACTGTCACTGCTACATCAGCAGACAGAGCAGTACTAGCTAACTTTGGTAATGAAATAAACGCAGCAAGAGATTTAAAAGAGCAAGGTAAACCTTACAAAGTACGTCTAGAAAATGCAGCTATTGCTGCAGTTAGTACCTTAGGTAAGAATGTTCCAGACGATTTAAAGAATCTTTATGAAAATGTTTCTGGAGTTTCTTTTGATTCTTTAGGTGCTGATGATGACTACATGGAAGACAAAGCCAGAATGGATATGTTAGCGTCAGAAAAGGGGCAATCTCTATACTTAGCAGTAAAAGCTTCTAACACTAGTTTTACTAACGAAGAAATAGAAGATGAAGTGTTGTCTATACTAAATGAAGAAGCTTTTTTACAAGCTGCTGTTGATAGACAGAAACTTAAACTAGAGTTAGGTCAACCTATTGAAGCTACTCCTATAGTAGAAAGCATACAAAACGATTTTAACTTACTTACACTAAAAGTAAAAGAGTATCAAGCTGATAATATAGTAACTAGGGATGAATTTTTGTCTGCTAGTACTTCAGTAAAAAGTTTAATAGCTTCTAAGTACGCAGGTATGGAAGCAAATCCACAAGTAAAAGCTGTAATAGATCAAATGAACGGCTTACTAGATGACATAGGTAAGGGTGTATCTACTGATCCCTTGGATATACAACTTGATGCTGTTCAAGTGGCTCTTTCAAAAGCTGGGTTTAATCCTGCAACCATAGCTGTTACACGATCCATGATAAAAACAAACCCTCAGTCATTTAAAGATACTTTACTTGAAGGTTTTGAAACAGCAGAAGATAAGACTTGGGTTGATGCTTTGGTAAATATGTGGAATACACCAACAGGTTCTAATATAGAGGATATATTTGCTACTGGTAGACCTGAAGTTAAAGATAAAGTTGAGGTTATGCCTATACCTAGTGTAAGTATGGCTGATCCTGAAGAAGTTGCTGCAGTAGTAGGCAACATGAGCAAGATAGTTTCTACAGCAAACCCTTTGAGTTTGAGAAGTGGAGAAGAAGCTAGAAACCAGTGGATTAATGCTACCAATACACTAGCAACTATAGTAGCAAACACAGGTGACGATGTACACTTAGGTGCAAAACTCTTGGAGATGTTTGTTTCGAAAGGTATGAGAGATAATTTAGCTACTGTTTATAGATATGATCCAGCTAATGCTGCACAAACAAATGTTCTTCTACAAAAAGCCTTGGCATCTCAAAGAAACAAAGCAATGTTTCAGGTGGAAGCAACCTTGGCTGCTGGTGATAGTCAATACTTGTTTATGAAAGACGGTAAGCTTGTCATTGACATAAACCCTTTGAGAGAACGTGTTAAAGAAGGACGTGTTCCTCAAGGTGAAAGAAGATTAGCAGAAGTAGAAAGAGTTGTAAAAGGTATAGAAGAAGCTGGTGGTTTACAAGAGTTCTTTAGAATGAGTGAAGAAAGACGAGAGCAAATACTACAAGGGTCAAACTTTGAGCGTATATTCAACGTAAAACTAGGGGATACTTTTAGACTAGTAGAAAACTTAGAGTCCATAAAAACAAAATTAGATGGACTACAAAAACTGCAAGCTAAGAACCCTGATGCACACGATGACTTAGATACTTCTATGTTTACAGATGAAGCTCTAAAAACAGTCAACGAAGCAGATACCTCTACTGAATTAGGTGAAGGTCCAAAACCAGCAGAGTACACAAGGGATAACCCATACGTATTTAAAGAAGGAATAAGTGAAGAAGATGCAGAAAATATTTTTATTAATCTTCCTATCGGTTCCGTTTACATTGACCCCTTTGACGGGGAACCATACAGAAAAGATAAGTAATATGCCTAGTAGTTGGAACACAGGTACACCACTTAAAGATGAGGCTAGTCTACAACCAGCTTCTGTAACTCAACAAACGATGGAAACGGTAGAAGCTCAAGGTTATGACACACTGTTTGCTAACTCTGAAACAGGTAACACACCGTTTAGAGGAACAAAGGTGTCAACTATGACACTAGGGCAACTCTACGACTTCTCTCAACCGTCTAATCAGTATGGTCAATACGTAAAAACTAGACTACCAGAAAGTACTGAAGCCTACAAAAAGGGTCAAACCTCTACACCTATGGGTAAATACCAAATAGTAGGAACTACCCTTAGAAGTGTAGCAGATCAAATGGGATTACCTGAAGATACTGTCTTTAATAAAGAGACACAGGACAAGATGTTTTTGTTTCTAGCTAGGGATGCTATATCTAGGGGTAAAACAAAGAATCAACAAAGGAAAAACCTTAGAAAAGTTTGGGAAGGTTTTAAGTACGTAGACAACGCAACCCTCGATAAGTTAATAGCAGAGGTAGGTAATGCCAAGTAGCTGGAATACAGGTACAAGATTAGAAAGCGAAAGCAAAGCTGTAAGTCAAGGACCATCTTTCTTCGACACAGTAATTAACAACGCATCTCAAGCTATGGCTAGTGGTGCAGAGGTTGTAGCTGATGCTGCTGAGAGTGCATATGAGTTGATTCCTGAGGCTGACACTGTAAAAGAAAGTGTGTCATCTATGGTAAGCAGGATTCCTGAACCAAACATACCTACTTTTAACATGGGTGCTGTTGGTGAGACAGTCAGTAATCTAAACCAACAAGGTGAAGAGTTTGCTAAATCGCAAAAAAGAAAAATAGATAAGTATGCTGAGTTATCTACTACAACTGCAGCTAAATTGTTACTTCAAGACTTCAGGCTTTTTGATTTTCAAAAGAAAAACTACACCATAACAGAAAAAGATTTTAAAGAAGATGAGATTCAGTTTTTAAAAGCAATGGCAAAAAAATATGGTGCTGGTCTTATAGAAAAAGATATGTACAAGGGCATTACCTTTGGTGACGTTAGAGGTGGTAATGTAGAAAAACTTTCTGATGTAGAACTTTCTCTCGCTGACAGGGTGTATAATAGTTTAGGTAACTTTACTATTTCCAAAGATGAAAAAACAGGAGAATATTTTGTTGATGATGTCTACGATTGGAATATCTACACAGATTACACAGATGAATCAGCAGGGATAGACCCTGAGACAGGAAGACCAAGGGGTAGGGTGTACACAACAGAAGAGTTTGAAGCTAAGTTTCCTAATAAGATGGAAGCATTACTTGCGACTTGGAACTCAGGTGCTTCTCAGTTTGAAAAGATACACAATACAGCTTTTCTTTTTGGTAGCAGAGACTATAAAGATAACACTAAAGACACTGGTGTAAAAATAAGAATTAACTTAGGGAAACTAGACTAATGAGACTAGCAATAGCATTAACACTCGTACTATTCTTGGGTGGTTGTCTATCACCTTTGGCACTGATGAGTAGCTTTGGTGGTGGGAGTAAAGGTGATGGTACATCTATCAACGCCAACACACAGATAGGTAAAGAGAACAATCAGTCAGCTATTGACCAGAGTAGAGACATATCAGGTGAGAACGTAAACGTAAACCAATCACAGGGTGCGTTCAGCATTGATGGTGATGCAGGTAACGTCAAGGTACTGAACCAAGACATACCTATGTGGATGATACTACTAGCTGTACTAGGGTGGATGCTACCGTCACCAATAGAAATATGGAGAGGCTTCTTAAAAACTATAACATTTGGTAGGTATCGTGGCTAAGATAGACAAATCAAAAATGAAATGCAACAGCCCTAAACGTCAGGTCTCTGGCGGTAAGAAGTTTGTTGTCAAGGCTTGTCAGGGTGGTAAAGAAAAGATCATCAGGTTTGGTGATGCCAACATGACAATCAAAAAGAATAACCCTAAACGTAGAAAATCTTTTCGTGCAAGGCATAAGTGTGATACAGCTAAAGATAAGATGACTGCACGATACTGGTCATGTAAGAAGTGGTAGAGTAGATGGAGTTACCTAAAGTAAATATAGCAGTGATTGGTGTTATCTGCTCTAGCTTAGGTGGTATGGTTTGGTATGCCTCAGAGCAAGCGTCAATAATAGCTAACCTAGAAGAGACTGTAGCAATCCTTGATGCTCAGAGTAATACTGCTGATAAAGTAAATATGATCAGAGATATTGATCAGAACAAAACTAACATAAACGATTTGGTAAGCATCTTGGCTGAGGTTGAGGCAGATGTATACGATGAGACTGACGAACTATGGGATGAGATAGACGGTATGAGCCTGAGTATCATGCGTATCGTTGAGTTACAACAAAGGGTAGCCCTATTAGAAAAGACACTAGAGTTCATCAATCGTGATCACAAAGATATGTTTGATCCTAGAGGTTAGTTATGATTGATCCACTCAGCGCATTGGCATTGGTCAAGGGTGGTATCAGTGCAGGTAGAACCGTGGCCTCTATGTCCAAAGAACTAGCAGGTTTCTTTGACAGTGTAGATGACGCAAAGAAAGCCCACGAAAAGAAGAAACTAAGCCCCTTTAGTAGCTCGAATGAAGAAGCTCTGGACACGTTCATGAAACGTCAACAGGCTAAACAGGCTGAAGAAGAATTGAGAGAGTTCATTGTTAACAACCTTGGCTATTCTGCTTATCAAGAACTACTCAAACTTCGTAGAGAAGTTGCTCAAGAAAGAAAAGAAGCAGAGAGACAAGCAAGATTAGATG